GCAACAAGATGCCGACAATGAGCGACGCTCAAGGCGAGAAAGAATCTAAGTGGGGAGATAAAGGACTTTATAAATTACGCTATGCCTATTCTCAAAACATAAGCGAAAATAGTCGTGAGTTCTGCAAAGAAATGGTTCAAATGTCGCAGTTAGGCGCAATCTTTCGTTATGAAGATATTGAAGCAATGAGCAAGGAAGGAGTGAATGGAAGTTTTGCACCTCAAGGGCAAAATTCTTATAGTTTGTTCCGCTATGTCGGGGGGTGCTTCTGCCATCATTACTGGAAGCGTTTAATTTATATTCGTAAACGTGATTCAAAAGGACGCATACTTCCTAACGACGGATTGAACAACGACAAGCGTGTTGGTAATAACCCTTATGTTCCACAAAAAGGAATTGAAGGAACAGCACCAATTAACAGACCAGACAGAGGTTCTCTAAAATATCCTTAATAAAAAAATAAAATGGCACTATCACCCGAAGTTCTACTCATTGACGAAAATTACATAAAGAAATACACTTGGATTAACGGAAGCGTTGACCCTCTTTTGATGTATCCTGCTATATATTTAGCGCAAGACGAATACGCACAATTGTATTTGGGAACTGACCTTTACGAAAAGATAAAAGAAGACGTTGTGAACGACGACATTACAGGCGCATACGAGACGTTATTAGACAAGTATTTACGTCGAATGATTATGTGGTGGTCTTTGTACGAAATGCTTCCTCATTTGTACGTTAAAACAGACAACGGAAGTTTGGTAATTAGAACAAGCGAAGACACTCAACCTATCTCACAAAGTGATTTGCAGAACTACCGCGACCAAGCACGTTCGAAGGCTATGTTCTACACTCAAAGAATGGTTGATTATTTGTGTCACAACAGCTCAGACTTTCCAGAGTATCTTACAAACACGAACGATCAAATATATTCACAGACAAATGTCTATCCTTCGAACGCTTTTGAGATTAGCGACGGACGCGACAAGTATGTGTATCAATACAGACGTCAAGGTTTAGGTTGGTTAAAATAAAAATATGGCAAAAAGGGGACGGAAAAAAGACTTAACAATGCAGAAGATTTACGAAGAGAAATTTCGTAAGTATCTCGCGAAGAAAGAAAAACAAATAAAGAAACTATCGAATGAAAGTTAACGAGGAAGGCTACGCTCTGATTAAGCGTTTCGAAGGTTGTCGTTTGAAAGCATATCGCTGCCCGTCAAATGTATGGACAATTGGCTACGGAAACACTTTTTATGAAGACGGAATGAAGGTGAAGGAAGGCGACGTGATAACTCAACAACGCGCTGAGGAACTTGCGAAGTTTATCATTGACCAATTCGCTGTCACCATTGCGCCATTCATCAAACAACCTTTGAACGACAATCAATTCAGCGCGTGTGTTTCACTTGCGTACAACATCGGTCAAGGTGGTTTCAAAAAGTCTTCTGTATTCAAGAAATTAAACATCAACCCTAACGACCCAACGATTGCTGATTCATTCAGACTTTGGAACAAGGGCGGTGGTGTTATTTTGAAAGGTCTTGTTCGTCGTCGTGAAGCAGAAATTGAATTGTATTTTAAGAAATGAACACAGAAAAAGAAATAGGTTTGATACACGAGCAGCTCCAAGAAATGGACAAAAAAATAGACCGCATATACAACGTGTTGATTGGTGACGACCAGATGAAGATTGAAGGTCTTGTTAGCAAGGTTCAGAAGCACGACAAGTATATTCAGAACCAAAGGTTGCAGGTTGCTCGTTTGAGTGGTATTGCAGCCACCGCAGGTGTTGTTGGTGGGTTGATCGTTCAACTTATTTTGAAAATGATATGAAGGAATGGTTGAAAAGTTTGTTAAGTAATTGTTCGAAAGTTAGTTCGAAACGAATTATTGCTATATTTGTTACAATTAACTTAATCGTTTTAAGTTACGTTGCAACATTTTCATACTACGTTTGTCCTATTGCGATGTTTGACACGCTCGCTTTACTCACAGGTGGTTTGTTTGGTGGAACAGTAATTGAACGATTCACAAAACAAAAATCAAATGGCGAAACAAACGGAAGCACGCAAGATAGCAGCGGAGATTTGTAGCAAGTTCCCAGATGCTCCTCATAATTCTTTAGCAACCAAACTATTCACGGAATATCCAGAAGCGTTCGATTCACAAGAACACGCGCGTGATTTCGTTCGTCGTGTTCGTGGTAAAATGGGGACGAAAAGTCGTAAATTTAATACTCAAAAAGAATTGATTGACACAGCACCACGACCTTCTAACCCTTACGCACTACCGAAGTCGTATTCAAAGAAACGTCGTCACGTTGAATTGAAGGGAAATAAGTTTCTCATTCTTTCAGATATTCACTTGCCTTACCAAGACAACGAAGCGTTGGAGTGCGCTATTTCTGAAGGATTAAAACAGGGGTGTGACGCAATCATTTTAAATGGTGACGCGTTGGATTGTCATATGATTAGTGACTTTGTTAAAGATCCGCGCAAACGTAAATTCAAAGACGAACTATATTCCATTCGTCAATTTCTTGCGTCGCTTAGAAACACTTTCCCGAACGCGAATATCTATTACAAAGAAGGTAATCACGAAGAAAGATACTGGCGTTATATGCGAATCAAAGCGCCTGAGTTGTTCGACATTGACGCTTTCGACTTTCCAACACTTACGCATTGCGACAAGCACGACGTGAAATGGATTGACGGAAAGAGCAAGTTAAACATTGGTAAACTTTCAATCTTTCACGGTCACGAGTTCGGCAAACAATTCCTTCCGTCTGTCAACGTGGCGCGTGGGTTGTTTATGAAGACGAAAGTTTCTTCTTTGTGCGGACATCATCACCAGACAGCAGAACATAGCGAGCGTGACGCAAATGGAAAGTTTATTACTTGTTGGGGTGTCGCTTGTTTGAGTGAACTTTCGCCCGATTACAACCCCTATTCCCGCTATAATCACGGATTTGCAATAGTTGACAAGGGAACAAACGGAGCGTTTAGCGTTAAGAATTACAGAATACACGAAGGAAAAATATTATGAGAAAGAATTTATTATTTGCAGTCCTGCTCGTTTTTGGAACGTCTATTATTTGGACGGTGATTTGTTGGAATTGGTGGGGACGCGATAAGTCAAAAGACGTTCACGTTGAAATTCAGAAGCAAGACAGCGTTATCAACTACAACGCTGGAGAATATGACCGGTTACTCCAAGAACAAATAGAATTATACAAACAACTTCGAACCTATGAAGATGCTCAATCTAAATCCAAAACCACCTATCAAAGAACTCGTGATATTGTTCTTATTCGAGATACTATTACTCGCGTTGATGTGGTCACTTTGGTGAACTCCTGTGATAGCGTAATTGCTTCCGATTCGTTAGTAATTAACAACCTCAAAGAACAATTGAACGTTGAAGGTTTAAAAGTAGAAAACTTACAAGAAGTTGTTGAGGCTTATGAACAGAAGACCGATATTTTGACAGAAGAAATTAACACTCTAAACGTGGAAAAGAAAAAGTTAGACAAACAAAAAAAGCGTAGAAACCACGCTTTAATCTTTACAACGTCTGTCGCTGCTCTTTCTACTTTTGTTCTTTCAGTTTTACTTTAGATTCTGGAACGTAGAACTTCAAAGAGAACTCAATTGCTTCGCTTAAGAAAGTGTTGCGGCTGTTTTCACCTCTCTTTTCGTCAATCTCGTTCCACAGGTCTTTATGTAAGTAAACACATATTCCTTTTTTAGTTTTGCTTTCTGGCATCTTCTTCAATTTTTAATTTCTTCAAATAAAGGGCAAGGTCAAGAGCTTCCTCGTAAGCGTGTTGTAGCCACTCAGAACGCGTTAAGTCTTTTCGGTCTAACGTTGTCCCATACGTCTCCATTCCCTTCGCTTCACGCGCTTCTAATTCGGCTATTACTTGCGTGAGTAGATTACTTTTCTTCATTCTTCGTCATCATTGTTCCTATCATTAACGCGATGTAGATTTTCTCTTTCGAGTTCATATCCTTTCTTTGTGAAAGTTCCAACAGGATGTCGCCTAAAACCTTTCCCTGTTGGAAATATGTTGCGATTGAATTGACAACCTCACGCTCTCGGTCGTATGTCATTTTAAGCGATTCGTATAGTGGTGTGTTTTTCATCTCGTAAATGTATGCTAAATTATTCTAACCCACAACATATTGTCCATAACTTGGATTCAACTCAAAGTACATTCTCATCATTATCGCATCGGCAACGTCGGGAGAAATACCTTCGCGGTTCTTGATAACG